ATCAACGATGTTCGTCACATTGGTAAGTGTGGGCAGCGCATGATAGCGGTTTATTTGAATATTCAAATATTTGAATGTAGTGGATATTAAATATAGTAAACCTGGAATATGGTGATATTTGAATATAGAAATGAAAAATGTAAGTGTAAGGTTACGATGTAACCCTACACTGTAATTGTTACTACCAACTATTACATATTGGTACTAATCCTTCATGAATTACTTTTTTGAATGTAGTATTACACTTTACAACACCAGAACAACTAGAAAGAACAAAACCAATAAATAGTAAGATGAATATTTTTTTCATTTGTTTTTCCTTTGAAATTTGATTTCACTAATTTCTCTTTTATTGTTCCAGATAATAACGGCCTTATTTTTTCTTGAACAAAACAGTTTCCATTTTAGAAAGTTTTTAATTTGCTGCATATGTTCTCCAATATTCGATTTGTTGGTTTTCAGTTGTAGTATTATCATTTATTGATTTATCAATTCTATAAGTTTCTTCCTCTGGAAATATTCCACAATTTGAAACGAAAACCGCTACAACTAAGAAAGTGATATACGCTAATATTGTTTCTTTCATATTTTCCTTTCATGGCCCCAAATGGGGCCGTTAATATTAAATTGTTAATGCAGTTTCTATAAGTTCATCTAAGTTTGATTTTTCAAAATTAAAATCTTTTTCAGAATATCCACCATTCAATTGGTGAACTAAATTTTTCCCGTATTCATATTCTTGAATTAAGAATTGCGTTGAACCCTTTACAGGTTCAACTTTTTTCCCGTATTCCTTAGAAAAATGATGTTGCAATTCGATTGAAAAGTTTTTGTTTTCCTTGTCGTATTCGACAAAGTAAACATGAAAAACATTACCAAACAAAATTATTCTCACTTCTTTTCCATTACTACGTTCCCTGTAGTAATTGGAAACCCAAACTAAATAGCTATTTGTTGCTGCTGTTTTTAGAGATTTGCTATTTATTTTCATATCTAATCCTTTATATGGCCCCATAGGGGCCTGTTAATATTACTTACTTAATGGAATATATTCTGTTTTTACAATGCAATCTTGAGTTTGCATATTGTAGTAGTAATAAACTTCTTCTTTCTTATTCCATGCAATAACCTGGGCCATGTTCACATTATGGAATACTGATTCAACTTGATAATCTTCATTTAATTCTAATTCTTTTATAACCTTTCCTTTTTGAGATGGATTTGTTGAATCAAACAACAATTTATTTGTTGTTTCTATTCTGATTACATCATGCAATACAGTTTTCATTTTGCACCTTAGAATTTGCGCAGGGGTTTTGCACCTCCGCTACGTTGCGGTTTACGTCCGATGTGTTTGTTTGCTGTTCATCCATGAACTGCATTCAGGGTATCAGATTTTCAGAAAAAAGTACAACTGTTTTTTTAATTTATTTACTATTTATTTTAACTTTTTATTTTACTATTTATTTTAACATGGAGGGTGTACGGGGTATACCCCTTGCATTTCTCAGAATAGCGGCTCCCCCTCCCATCACATAGCCAGCACATTTCAAAATAGCCCCCCCAAAAAATACAAAGCATGGGTTTTGATAAGCAATGGAACCACTCACTTGTGAGTGAGGACAAAGCACAGGTTTTGAAAAGCAATGAAAAGCCGAAGTCTTAGCCGCCTTTGCCTATTGGCACGGCTAGGCTAATGAAAGAAGAGATATGGTGAAGCGAAAAATGCAGGGCTGTGCTCTTTTTGAAGCACAGTTGGTAGGAATTTGTAGGTTTTTTTCGCAAAAAAGGGCTTAGCTTAAAAAATAAGCAGCGAAAATTGGGGTTGAGCCGAAAAAGAAGCACAGAGATAGGCCAGAAAAACGCTAAAAAAGGTGTACTAAATGTTACATGACGCAAGCCTGCAAAAAAGGCGTAACCGTGACTGCTTGAATCAAGAGGCTTGAACTAATTCTACAAATGCTTTAGCTTAAAAACACTTTTAAATCTAAATTAAATGGATGGGGCCAATGAGAACACTGACTGCACAGGAATATTATGCCGAGATTGCAGAGTTTTATGATGAAGAGACCAAGTCTCCGATCATGCTTGCTGAAGATATTGTGCTTTTTGACTTCCTGGAAAATGAGGGATTGCTTCAAGGGGCCGTGCTGGATGCTGGATGCGGAACCGGACTCCTATTGGATCACTGTTATCGGCCCAACTGGGAGATCACTGAGTATAGAGGTTATGACTTCTCCAAGGAGATGCTGGATAAGATGAAGTCCAAGTGGCCTAGCTTCCGAGAGAGACTGAATCGTATGAGCTTTTTGGATGACCATGACAAAATCGGTGGCACCTTTGACGCTGTGCTTTCTCTTTATGCTGGATTGAACTGTTTGACTAGACCAGAGATGAGCCTGGCTTTCCATAATTTGTGGAAGAAGGTCAAAAAAGGCGGAACCATGTGCTTGATGACTTATGGGAATGTTGCGCCAGAAGATAGAGAGACGAGTTTGCACAATATTGTAACTGACAAAAAAGGCTACTCCTATACTATGATTGAAGAGTATGTGCTTTATACCTGGCTCAGAGACCTGTCCAATAGTACCGATGTTAGAATACTGCCTTTTTCCCTAGCCCAAGAAAAAGATGAGTCCGAACCGATGACCTCCTCTGATAATATGGAGTCCATTCTGTACCACCGGAATAGAATTGAGAATGACCTTGATGAAGCCACGCTGAGAGATAGCATGAAAGGCGGCACTAGATCACCAAGTTGTTCTTTTTTTCTATGCCTAGCCACCAAAACTACCACCTGAGAAAGAGATGCCTAGAAAAAAGACAGGAAATACAGTTTTAGATGAAGCCATTTCCAGAGTTGCTTGCCTCTATGAAGAAGGACATAGAATTGTAGTATCCTTTTCAACTGGTAAGGACTCCACTGTATTGTTGGAGATCTGCATAATGGCTGCCCAGATGACAGGAAGACTGCCTGTGGATGTTGTGCTTCGGGATGAGGAGTTGATGTTCCCTGGAACCTATGAGTTTGCTGAGAGAGTTGCCAATAGGCCAGAAGTGAATATGACTTGGTTGGTTGCACATCAGCCTGTGATAAATGTGTATGATCGCCAGAATCCTTACTTTTGGATTATGGATAAGACTTTGAGTCCTAGTGATTGGATGAGAGAACCCCCTAGTTGGGCCACTCATATTGATGAACAACACATTGAAGCCATGACTACACCTGACCGATTTCCATTGCAGACAGATCAGAAGTTATATGCTGCGATAGGACTGAGGACAGATGAGTCCAGACATCGACTCTATGGACTATTTACTTCTGGTGGATACATCACAAAACCGAATAGATATAAGGTTGCAAATATCCGTCCAATTTATGATTGGACATCCAAGGATGTATGGAAGTTAATAAAAGAGTTTAACTTGGATTACAATCGTGCCTACGATGTGATGTTACGAAACAGGATACCAAATCCTATTATGAGAATTGGCCCTCCTACTTCCAATCCTTATGGGATTGAGGCCTTGAGAATGGCCTCCTCTGCATGGCCTAAGTGGTTTGACAGGGCCTGTGAACGATTGAGTGGTATAAGAACTGGAGTGAAGTTCGGGATGCATGCCTTGACACCTACAAGAAAGTATGGTGAAACATGGGAGCAGTGTTTTCATAGAACTTGTATTGATGAGGCCCCTGAGTGGATTCGTGAAAGGGCCTTAAAAACAAAAGAGATCTATATGAGGAGACACGCAAAACACTCCACAACTGAATTTCCAGAAGTACACCCATGTATGAGTTGTACAGGTAATATTGCTTCATGGAAAAAGATGGCAATGTCATTGTATAATGGAGACCCTTGGTCAACAAAGGCCTCCTTTTTACCTATGATTGAGCCTGAGTTCTTTAGGCCTGGTAGTGGGAAGTGGAACGGTAAACCAACTTTTTAATTTATGAATAGGGTAAATAGATGCCAGAAAAACCAGCAGAACAAAAAGCGGTAAATACAACTCCTGCAGAAACACAAATGCGTGTTACAGATAAGGTTAAAAAGAAGGGTAAGAAGGCCGTTGATAAGAAGAACAAGGCCCTGGAAACTCTGAATATTGAATATATTCATGTAAACGATATTCATCCAAATGAGTGGAATCCAAATAGACAAAGTGACCATGACTTTGAGCTTTTATTGAAGTCCATGTCCGAGGATGGATTTACTCAGCCTGTGGTTTGTATTAAGACAGAGGATGGAAGAGTAAAGATTGTTGATGGGGAACACCGTTGGAGAGCGGCTCATTCCTTGGGGTTTGATGAGATCCCAGTGGTGATTACTCCGATGACAGAGGAACAGGCCAAGATTGCAACTCTTCGACATAATCGGGCCAGAGGTTCAGAAGATATTGACCTTACTGCAGAATTACTAAGGGATCTGGAGAAAGTAGGGGCCTTGGATTGGGCGCAGGACTCCTTGATGTTGGATGATGCAGAATTGAATAAACTCTTGGAGGATATTGCGGCCCCCGATGCGTTGGCAGGAGAGGATTGGACTGAGGCCTGGGAGCCATCCAATGACAGGGATGTTGAGGATGATGGTGAGTTGGAGACAACAACGGAGACTAGAGAGATTCAGTCCGGTGGTGGAGGCACGGTTGCTGCGGCCTCTTCGATTGCAGCAGTGGAGCGTCAACGGGAACGTGAAAAACAATTGGCAGAGGCCAAAACTGCAGAGGAGCGTCAGGCCCTTCGTAAGGATCATGATATTTTTAGACTCTATCTTACCTTTACTGGGGATGAGGCCACTCTAGTAAAACAAATTCTAGGTGATCATGCTGCAGAAAAAGTAATTGAAATGTGTAAGAAGGAAGAACAATCAGCGGAGGAGTAATTTGTCAGGAGCAAATACTAATCTAGATAATGTGAACCTTGGAAAGATGAAATCCCGCTGGGAAGCGGGGGATCGTGCAGAAGAGATTGCAGAAGAATTCAAGGTTCATCCAAATACTGTAAGATATCAGGCCAAACAGAGAGGTTGGGAGAGAGGATCAAAAAGAAATGACATCATCAGCAAAATGGCTGAAGTTGAAAAACAAACAGTTATTGCTGACAAGATAAATAGATCCGTTGAGGAATCGGAGAGATTCATTGGAGATGCAGACAGGTTGAGAACAATGGTTCTGAACTTCCAAGCTCGTCTCTTGAAGAATCGTGATCCGAATACAAATGAATTGCTTATGGATAAGGATGATGCGGAGTTGGTATTTCAGTATTTGAAGTGTTGCAAGATTGCAATGGAGACCTTATCTGTGGGGTATATTGCAAAAAGAAAGGCCTATGGCATGGATGAATCTCATGGAAGTGAGATCACAGTTCTTCCTTGGGAGGATTGATGCCACTTACTGCGGCACAAAGAGAGATATCTGATTCCAAGGCCCGTTTTAAAGTTGTGGCAGCAGGAAGGCGCTTTGGAAAAAGTTTCCTTTCGATGTCCTTGATGGCAAAAGTGGCCCGTTTCCCTTATTCTCAGGTATGGTACGTCACTACAACATATTCTGCTGCAAAGAATATCATGTGGTCATACCTCAAAGAGAAACTTAAAAAGTTTGGATGGGCCAAATCCTTTCATGAGGTAGCACTACAGGCCAATTTGGTGAATGGTTCTGTAATATCTTTGAAAGGGGCCAACAACCCAGATAGTCTTCGTGGAATTGGTTTGGATTACTTGGTGTTGGATGAGGCGGCCTATTTGGATGAAAGGGTGTGGACTGAAGTTTTGCGTCCTACTCTCTCTGATAAACAAGGTGGGGCCTTATTTATTTCATCTCCTTCTGGAAGAAACTGGTTTTACGACCTCTGGATTGCAGGACAGGATGATGAGGAAGAGGATTGGGGCTCTTGGCAATACACTACATTAGAAGGTGGAAATGTACCTCCAGAAGAAGTAGAAGCAGCAAGAAGAAATTTAGATGCAAGAACATTTGAACAAGAATATGAAGCACGTTTTGTAACTTATACTGGTTTAGTATACTATGGTTTTGATTATGAAGAATCTGTTGTTAATCGTCCTTATGATGAAGGTGAACCTGTTTTAATAGGAATGGATTTTAATATTGATCCGATGACTGCAACAGTTTTTCAAATGGATGAAAATGACGGAACTTTATTTCTTGTGGATGAAATTGAAATATTTGGTTCTAATACTGATGAGATGGCTGAAGAAGTTTTATGTAGATATCCTTCTGCACAAATTACTGTTTATCCAGATCCGGCCTGTGTGCAAACAAGAACTTCTGCTGGCGGAAGGACGGACTTATCTATTTTGCAAAGTTATGGATTTAAGTGTAAATTTCGCAGAAAACACCCTTTAATCAGAGATAGAATCAATGCAGTAAACTCTGTTTTGTGTACTGCTGATGGAACAAGAAGACTGCTGATACATAAGGATTGTAAACGCTCAATTCATGCATTAGAAAGACACTCCTATAAGAAAGGTACAAACCTTCCAGAAAAAGGTGGAGATAATGACCTTTCGCACATTACAGATAGTATGGGGTATTTAGTTGAGTACTTATATCCTGTAAATAAACAGGAACCAGGTATAGTTGATATTCATGGAATCTAAAGGGAGAAATGTACTACTATAATACGACAAATCATTCATCAAAAGTTCAATTTGATGCTGAACATCCTGAGTATCGTGAGTATTTGGATCTCTGGGAAAAATGTAGGGATTGTTATAAGGGTGAGGAGTCCGTAAAGCAAAAAAATCAGCGCTACCTTCCATTCCTTTCTATGCAGGAATCCAGTGAGTATTACAATTATAAGAATAGGGCCATATTCCTAAATGTAATGCGCAGAACAATACATGGATTAGTGGGTGCGGCCTTGCGTAAAACTCCCATCATTAAGGTTCCTGCAAGAATGGAGTCCTATCTGGAGGATATGAATCTTCATGGGATGAGTTTTACAGAATTGATGCAGAAGATTTTAACAGAATTATTGGTTACAGGCAGAATCTGTGTAGTAGTGGATCGTTTGGAAAACAGTAGATGTTATGCAACATGTTATGGAGCAGAATCCAATATCAATTGGAGGTATGATAAAAATGTTCCAATCATGTCCGTATTCGCAGAAGAGATAGACACTACAGAGGATGGATTTTCTCATGAACTAAGTAATCAATATCGTGTTTACGATTTTGATGAAAATGGCAACCTTCGGGTTCGTGTTGCAATGGAGAGATTGCCGAAGGAGGATGAGGATCTAAATAAGGACAGTGATGAGGATTACACTTTTGAGATTGTTCATGAAGTATACCCTTCCTATAGAGGTGAAGGACTGAAGGAACTACCTGTTTTTGTTTTTAATTCTGGTGGATTGGGAATGGATAACCTGTCTCCTCCTCCATTGATCGACCTTGCAAATATCTCTCTTTCTCATTATCGTACTTCTGCTGATTTAGAAAACGGTAGGCACTTCACATCTTTGCCACAGGCCTGGATCACTGGAGTGGATGCGGATGATTTCCGTCATGGGTTACATGTTGGCGGAAGTACTGCATGGATATTGCCTAATGAGAATACGAGGTTGGGATATCTTGAGTTTTCTGGTCAGGGCTTGGGTTCACTGGAGAATGCTTTAAAGGAAAAAGAAGCAATGATGGCAGTAGTTGGTGCCAGACTCCTTGAATCGAAAAAGGGTGTGGAAAGCGCAGAGACATCTAGAATCCGTCAAAATATAGAGACAAGTGTTCTATCGCATATTGCAGTTACTATTCAAAATGGTCTTCGTAAAGTACTGAAGTACATGGCCCGTTGGGAAGGTCTAAACGAAAACGAAGTCCATGTTGAACTCAATATGGATTTTGTAGATGTTCGTATTCCTCACCAAGAGATCATTGCACTTGTACAAGCATACCAAATGGGTGGTATCTCCATGAATACTTTGCTGTATAATTTGAAGCAGGGAGAGGTGATTCCAAATGATGTCTCTATTGATGATGAACGTGAAAAAATAGAGATGGATCATGGAAGCAGTGATGAAGGCCCAGAGGACAACCGGAGTGAGGTATTACGAGATTCCGAGCAAGAGAAACTCAGAAAGTCCCTTTCCGACTCAGGAAGAGGTGATTGATTTAATACTAAAGAGACATATTCGTATTCTTAAATACTCAAACCATGTGGCAAATGCAGTAAACGTGGAGTTTTATGGATTCAGAAATGAATTGGTGAGTGATCTCTTATTGGATGTAAGGGATTCAATGTTTGAGGATTCAGTGAGCAGAGTTGATAAATTTATTGAGAAGATGCATGTTAAGTTTTATCAGCTTAGAAAGAGAATAGAATATGTTTTGGATTCTAATATATCTGGTTTGATTCATAATGAGATTTCATTTTTGGAAGGTGTTTTTCCTAGTTTACATTTTGATAAATCCAAGTATCCTGTACATGAACTATTTGGTGTAAGTTATATTGATCATTTTAATTCTATTTTTCTTTCCTTGAGAAAGGATGTTATTTCAAATTATAAAGTATCAATATCATTAAATCACCCAGATTCTTTTCTTCTTGAGAAATTTAGAGGAACTAGAGAATTTAACTATAAAAACAGCATCTTTTCTCAATATCATAATAAACTCAAGAGTTTAGTAAAAAGTATTATTTGTTCTTATTCATCTGAACTTAGGTTTTTCTTTTATTTTAAACATCAGAACAAATTTCCATTTTTTGCTGAATCCCTCCCTATTTCTGAATCAAAATCTAAAAAATCTAAAACAAAATTAGGAACTTACAAAACTGAAGACTTCTCTCCACAAAAGGGTTCTGAATCATGGAAAGGATGTCTCCCTCATTTCAATTCGACAGTGACGCAAATTCCCTTGTATTCTTTGGATGAGTCCGATAAACATGATCTTAGGGATTGGTTCTTTAATAGAAGCAAAACTTACCAAAAGGAAGTAGTTGGTGAAAATAGATTTAGGATCATGGAGTCTGGGGATTATGTTCATTCTCAGATTTTTGATTTTTCCAAGACAAGCATCACTATAGCGAATTTATGATTCATACTATTCAGTCAATCAGAGATAAAAAGCAAAATGGATTTATTAATTTTTCTAGTAATATTATTTATCACGATTGTGATAATTCGGAATACTACACGGAATTAAGAGGATCTAATTATTCAATTACTCCAAATAGAAATCATGCATTTTTCCTAGATAGTGTTTTTGATGTGGATTGTAATCTAGAAAATTCATTATCATCTCTATGGAAAGGTGTAAAATTTGGAGAAGAGCAGGACGTTATTACAGTTAGAATCCATTAGGGATCGCTCTAAGCGTTTTGACCCTCTTTCTGAGGCCATTCGGTTATCAGAGGAGGTTAAGAAGAAAGGGGCCGTTCTGAAGGATTATGAGAACTCTGAGAGGGCCAATAAGGTTGCAGAATATCTGGAGTCCCTGTTGGCCTATTCTTTGGAAGAATCTCAGAATTATGGTGTTCTGGTTGTCAGAAACACTGAAGTTAATGTTTTCTCTTACTGGAATCCTATTTCAGAAGAAGAGGAGAGTAAAATCCTAGAAAGGAGAAAGAGAGAGTTATGGAACAAGCACAGCAAGAAGCAGCCAGCGTGGTACAAGAAGTACAGGCAACAGCAGGAGGAGAAGCGCAAACAGGAGTCGAAGTACCGAAAGTAGACCTTGGGGATGCGGATAGTTTTAGTCGGGATCAAGTCCAGGAGATTGTCAATAACGCCTTGAAGAGTGAGATCTTAGGTCTAAAGACGAATAACCAGGCCTTGAAGGATGAGAAGAAAAAGGCACAGGATCGTATTCGTGAATATACTGACATTCTTGGAAGTTTTGGTGGTCAGGAAGGTCTAAACCAATTGCAGGAATTAAAGCAAAAGATTGAACAGGATGAGGAGTTGCGCCTATTTACTTCTGGGGATCGTGAAAAGTATAATGATCGTATTCTTAATCGTGCCCGTCAGGATCATGCAAATCAATTGAAGATCATGCAGGAGGAGAGGGATAAGTGGAAGGGCCAAACTGAGAACTACATTAAGAAGTATCAGCAAAGAGAGATTGAAAAGTCCATTGTGGATGGATGTGCAGATTCTGGTGTAAATCCAAGGTATTATCGTGCAATGACTGCGCAGGTTCGTGATGACATCATTTTTGATGAAGAGACGGATCGTGTAATTGTCAAGGACAGTGATGGAGGTCTTCGCTATGGGAAGGATGGTCAACCTATGCGTGTTAATGAGTTGATTGAAACCTTGCGTGAGGAGCAATCCGAACTATTCCTTCAATCCACAGGTGGTGGTGCTGTTGGGGCAACAGGCAGTGGTGTTCGTAGATATACTGGGGTTACTCAGGATGAGATTAGAACAATGTCTGTCGGGGATTATAAGAAGTTGAGAGATCAAGGAGTAATTCGATAATGGTTTGCAGCGATTTAGAATTGATTAAGTTGCAATACCAAGGATACATTCCAGAGGGTGTCCACATTGGGCCTTCCAGTGTGGATCTTACTCTCTCTGATTCATTTTGCACATTATCTCTTTTTAAGGATGAGGTGGTGGATGTGATGGATGAATTGGACTTTATTGAGTGGAAGGAAAGAGAGTTGGTGATGAAACCAAATGATTTTCTCTTGGCCTCTACTCAAGAAGAGATTGAAGTTCCTAATGGGTATGCGGCCTTTGTTGCAGGGAGATCCTCTGTAGGTAGAGTCGGTATTCAAGTTCAGAATGCTGGATTTGTTGATGCTGGTTTTAAAGGTCAGATTACTCTTGAACTTCAAAATCAATCACATAGAAGCATTCGTCTTCATAAGGGCATGAGAATATGTCAATTGATTTATATGAAGATGGATTCTGAATGTGTAAATCCTTATCAAGGTAAATATCAACATCAGAAAGGTGCTACCTTTTCTAGAATATTTAAAGATGATGAGTTTATTAGAAATTCCATGTAGAATTTCTTGACATATATAATTTGTTATATTAAAGTGTTTTTACTTGTTTCCAGAGGAAACATATAAGTAGATACCCCAAAGTTCAGCCTTTCTACGCAGGAGCGCAGTGGCCTTTAGATAAGGGGCCTCCTGTATGGAGTGATCCCCACCCAATTGATTACTCTATTATAGATAGGATAGAACAATGGCGACTAGTTACGGTACGCAGAATACTTTTCTTACCCCCGATGTAATTGCACGGGAAGCCCTCCTAATTCTTGAAGACAACATTGTTGCTCCTCAGATGATGTCCACATCAGCAACTGCTGATTTCACTGGAGCAAAAGTTGGAGATACAATTCGTATCCGAAGACCTGCCTTCTTTGGCGTTGATGAGTTTGACCGAACAGGCGGCAACATCAATAACACAGTTACTATTCAAGATGCTGTTGAAAACAGTGTAAACTTGGTAATTGAGAAGCACTTTGATGTTTCTTTTGAAGTATCTTCAAAGGAATTAGCCTTTGCAGTTGATGACTTCAATGAGCGACTACTAAAACCTGCAATGAGTGCATTGGCCCAGAAGATTGACCAGTATGCGCTAACCAAGATTGCAAATCTAGGTGGTTTATTCGGTGTTGCTACTACTTATGCTGCTCCAAGTTCATTGACTCATGTGGCCTCTATTGTAGAGAAAATGAACAACCAGAGCATTCCAATGACAAATCGTAAATTCCTGGTGTCTCCTGCCATGCAGACAGCACTATATGGAATTACCGAGTTTGTACGGGCCGACATTCGTGGTGCTGCAACTTCTCCAGTAGAAGAGGCCTCACTAGGTCGCTTCATGGGTCTGGATACTGTGATGTCACAGAATCTTCCAAAGCACAGCACACTGGGTACTGCTGCAACAACAGGGAGCACTGATGTGGTTTATACTGCTGCTGCTTCTTATACAGAAGGCACAACGACAATTGGTGTTGCTGGCGGCCCTGCTGGTACTCTGACAATTGTTGCTGGAGATACACTGTCAATTGATTATATTGACGGAATTACCCGTGAGCATGTTGTTACTAACAATACTGCATTTACTACTAATGGTGGTGTTGCAAATGCCATTGCTGGAATTACGATCACTCCAGGATTGTATGGCGTAAGTGGAGCCACTGCAGTTGCTGCAGGTGTTCCAAATGTTGTAGCAAGTGGTGCTACTGTCCGAAATGTTACCTCTACTTTGGTTGCAGATCGAACTACCACAGCAGTAACTCCTGTTGGTTCCTATACAATGGGTGCGGCCTTCCATCCAAGTGCATTCCAACTCGTATTTGTACCTCAACCCAACCCAATGGGGCCAGGCACAAGTTCTTCTACCGTAAACTACAACGGTATGAGTCTGCGAGTTCTGCAGAGCTATGACCACATCAAGAAGCGAGATCTGATCTCTGTGGATTGTCTGGTTGGTGCTGCTGCAGTGGACGGGCGACTTGGTGTGCGTGTTGCCTCAGTAAATGGTTAATTCTAACTAACCAGTTTGGCCCCTTCGGGGGCCTTCACTACTGAAGGAGATTCGTATGTATACCAAAATGTATAAGCCTGGGAATACAGAAATTCTTATTAAAACAAATGATGTTGCGACCATGCTGAATGCTGGTTATACATTGGAACCTCAGAAATCTACTCCTAAAAAAGTAGAAGAAAAGGTTGAGGATACTTCTGTAAAAAAGAAAGTTTATTCAGCAAAATCTAAAGACGAAGGGTCTGAATAATGGCCTTGGATGCCACAGTCAAGGGTGCCAGTTCAAATTCCTATGCAACAGTGGCTCAAGCGGATGCATACTTTGCAGATCGTTTGGGAGCAAGCGCATGGAATTCAATTGGCGATGAAATCATTGGAATTTCTTCAGCTACGATTAGTGGCATCTATAGTTCTTTAGATGATAAAACGGAAGTAACGGTTGCAGGAATCACGGCTCCAAGTCCAGGTTTGGCCTTGGGGGATTCAATGCAGGTTGTTACTGATGTTGCAGGAGCAGATGGGACTCACTTTATTACGAAGGTTGTCTCATCCACCTCCTTTCAATTCATAGTAAGCGGTAATCAGTCCGCTGTCAGTTCCATAACTTACTTGGATCGTTCCACTTATAGCGATAAGGCCAAGGCCTTGATTATGGCAACTCGCTACTTGGATCAATTGATGTATCTGGGAGAAAGAACCCTTACTACACAGAAACTTTCTTTCCCTAGAATGTTTTTACCAGATCCAGATGCCACTGCAGTATTCTGGGGACAAGCACTTCGGTTACGTTCCGATTATTTTGATAATGACATTATTCCAGATAGGGTGTTGTTTGCTACCTATGAATTGGCCTTGAGACTATTGGGTGATCCTGAGTTAACAGGAGATCCTACAGTTCGTCAATTTAGAAAGGTAAACATTGATGGGGTACTATCTGTAGAGTTTAATGAGAATGCATTACCAAGAGCCTTGGATCGGAATATTCTTAATTATATAAATCCATTATTACAAGCTGGTGGAGGCCCGTCCGTATCACTAAGGAGATAAATCATGGCATTCAATGACGATATGGTAAAACTGGTCATGGATGTGTTTGATGGTTCCTTGATACGAGGGATTACTGTATCAGTGGATGGAGTATATCGTTCAGTAAGAACATCTGGGGATTATAATCCAATATCTGGAACAATAACGAGATCCATAAATGATTACCCAGTGAAGGTTATTAAAAAAGATGTAACTTCTGGGCCATCGGATGGGTCAACTCAAAAGAGTGGCTTGGTTGACAACAAGAGTGCAATTGCAAAGAGGGACTATCTGGAATTTATGATTACACCAATTACAGGTGTTCTTCCAGAACAGGGAATTGACGATGAGTTGATTCTTGAGTCAAAAACATATAAGATAATGAGTATTCAATCAAAGGACTTGGGGCCTAACAAATTAGTTTATAATTTGCTTGCAGTAGGTTAAAATTTAATCTAGGTAAATTAAAATTTAATTATTAGGTTAAAGTTCTGAAATGATTACAAGAAAAACTGGAAAATCCAGAAAGAACGTACAGGTTGACTTCTCAAAGGCATTTGAAGGGTTAAAGAAGAAACTCTATTCAGATACTGCAAAGATTATTCAAGAAGGCTTTTCTGATATTGTTATAGACACTCCAATAGACACAGGTTACGCAAAATCAAATTGGTTTGTGTTGTTTGGAGATAGTCCTGGAATTTCTGCTCCATCAAAAGATGGAGGGCCTTATCGTTCAGAAGGCCAAGTGATTGATGATGGAAGTGGGATTATTAAAATTCTAAAGAAAAACGGATTTAAGGAAGGGCTTCGTTTCTATAATCCAACTCCCTACATGGGAATGCTAGAGTATGGTCACTCTTCTCAAAACCAGTTTTTTATTCGTAGAAGTGTCAAAAAGATGGCTAATAAAATTTCTTCAATTCGGTAGAAATGCTCCTTCTTGAAAGAGAAATCCTTGGTCATCTCAGTGATAATTGGACACAAAGCCCAGTCATTTCATGGGCCAATTTTAATGTATCAGTAAATTATTCTTCTGACATTGAGTACTTGGTTCCCTTCTTGCGGAACCTTGATTCGCAAATTCTAGAAACTCCTGCAAGCACAGGTGCTGTACGCAGGGATTATGCAATGGGCCTAAATCTTCTGTTGAAGGAGAACACGGGAACCAGCGCAGTGAATAGTTATGTTGAGGTACTTAAAAACCTCTTCAGCAAAAAGGATATTAGCACTGCTAACTATTCTTATTCATTTTCGCCACTTGAGGTTGGGCCAGGGTTTGGTCAGGGGCCACACTTTGAAATACCAATCTCAGTTGAATTCTATGTGTATTCTTCAGACTAAGGAGAAAAGATGGCTTTAGCAGATCTTGGGTTAAATAGATCTAGGTCGGCAATCGTTTTTGTTGTTCCAGAAAGTGTCAATGGAACAATTGATACAACCCGTGTAAGCGATTTGCTTACCCGACCTCAACATACTTCAGACACAAATACAGACGCTTTTGGCCTAACTACCGTTCCAATTATTGGACAACAAGGTAACTACTCAGATACTTCTGAGATTGGCCCAGAGTTGATTACAACTGACCGTGTGCTCAATTACATGGAGTATGCGACATTTGACTTTGAGTATTATGCAAAGCCAGGTGGACGTACTCTTGGTACAGCCCAAACAGGATGTACAGAGTCAGAGCAAGGTGATACAGGTGGTCTTGGAAAGGTTCGCCTAACTAAGGCCGGACTAGTTGCAGCAGGAAGTTTTGCTGTTGGTGACACGATTCTAGTGTCAGGAAGTTCAGCAACAAATTCTGCAAATGGACTATTTCTGATTGATTCTGTAGACACAGGGGCTGGTGGATATATTGAGTATTTTGCCAAGGATTCTGAAGCAAATTATGCTCTTGCCTCAACTACAGTCTCTGTGCAAAAAGTAACAATGGATCTTCCAAAGGAAGATGTTATTTTGAGTAAGTGTTTGGGTGGCACGAAGTTCATGAGTGCAGCACACAATGGTTATGCTTCTGGAGCAACCAGTACGAGTGCTGGCGGTACTCAGCTTACTGCTTCTAATGCAACTTGTGTCTCTTATTTTCTGAAGAATATTTCTCAGACTCTGACAGTTCATAGCCGCCAGTTCACTGAGGATTCTGTTCAGATGTATACTGCAACAGGTGCTTTGCCAACATCATTCAGTGTTACTTTTGCAAAGGATGGTGCGGTAACTTACACCAGTGGATTCCAGGCAAATCGTGTGTTCTACACAGGTACTGCTGAGTTGGATAAAAGTGCAGATATTACACTTCCTGCTGGAAGTGGAACACAGTTTACTGTTACTGTTACCTCTCCAAAGCGTCACCATAAAGACACTACTGCTACAGCAAGTGATGTTGTTTATACTCAAACTATTGGAGGTGCCTTCTCATCTGGATCTCAGGTTCAAATCAGAAGAAAACAAGGAGCAACTACTACAGACTATGGCCCCTTTGAGGTAACCTCAATTAGCAATGATTCTGTAGGTCTAAAAGGATCAAGCGGTGCTGGCACAATTGCTTCTGCTTTAGCAGATGCTTTTTATTTGATTCCTTATATGCCTACTGCGAATCTTTCAACTTCTGTGATTGACCAGCGTAAGGTTCAAGTATTCATTTCTGATGCAATTAAGGATACAAGTTCAACTCCAAATCTTCTGGACTACAATCCAACAGTTGCTAATGTGGCAGATGCCAGTGTGATGCTTGCAAATCAAACAGCAACAAAAAGTCATTTGTTCAATATCGGCAATTCATTGGATGTGACTTCTGTGAACTTTGATTTTGACAGAGCCATTACAACTCCAGCCTTGACAGAAATGTCAGGTGAGGAATTCCCTGCGGCATCTTATGTAATTAATGAACCTACGATTACTGGTTCTATTACTCTTTTGCTTCGACCAAAGGATTTCCAATTTATGAACTCCTTGCGTGAAGAGCCAAGACGAGCCATTGGTGTTCGTGTAGGTAGTGTCGAAGGAAAGATCATTGAGATGGGTGCTGCCTCTGCCTTCTTTGAAGTACCAACTCCAAGTGATGCGGATGGAGCTACTCAGATTGATATTCCATTTACTGTCATTCGTGGTGATCTTGGTGAAACGGATGATGCTAACAAATTCTTCTTGAGGTACAGATGAAATTTTCATACAAGATTCAAGTTGGCGATAGCTCATGCTCTATTAGCTTTGAAGCTGATGGGCCAGAGTCCATGCCCAACTCAAGAATGGTAGGTTCTGGATCTCCAGAAGCAATGACTATGCTTTCTAAAATGATGTCAGAATCATCATCTGTTAGTGATTTTGAGCAAAAGGTAATGGATCATGGTGGCACTTCATGGATTGAAGTCCCTGCATCTCTGATGTCTTCTTCCAGTTCTACTAGTTCTTCTAGTGGAATGAGTTGGGGAAGTTCTTCTGTAGATGAGGAATAATCATGTTTTCCAGTTCTTTTTCTTATCAAGTTCCGAACCTGTTCATGATGGGTTCTAAGGATTCTTCAGAAAAAGGCAAGAATGAAGAGAACTCGACAATTCAAGGGTATAACTATTCTTGTGAGTTGAGTACAACTTTCCCATTCTTTAAACAGTCTCTTTCTGAAGTAAAGGTAGGCGACTAGGAAGCTTCCTCAAGGTGGCCCCATCCTTGTGTCGCCTTTCGATGCAATGGGGCATTTCACTTAATTTATGGGGTAATTTTATGGCTTTTGTACCAAGCAAACTACAAGAAACTTTTCGCATTCAATGCCCTGGGGCAGAAATGAATCCTGATTTACAGGATGTTTATTTTGAAATGCGACCATTGACTCGTCATGAAGTTTCTTCGATTTATGAAAAAAGGGTCAAAAACAACAAGGGAATTTCAAAGTTCCTTGAAGAACAATGGTTGAAATCATGTATCAGTTGGGAGAATGTGGTTGATGAACGTGGATCACAAATCTCATGTACGGATGAAGCCAAAAAAGAATGGTTCCGTACCCCTGCACTGCAACCCTTGATTGAGGAGCTTCTTTCAGAGCTTGAAACTCGTTCAAGAGAGCAACTGGGGATACAGGAAAAAAACTAAAATTCCTACTTGAGTTGCAAACGGGGAAGGTTTCCTATGAGGAGGCCTCTCCCGAACATGGAATTGAAGTAGGGATGCGGTTTAAAGCTGAATGGTGTTGTCAGAATTCTGATATTTGGAATGAAGATGATGCTGGCCCTCCCTGTCATGTCTGTCCTCTTTCTGAGAATGAGCCAGACCCTTTCAACCAGTTTTGTTTGGAGCATTGGAAAATGCTTGATGTTACTGGCAGAGATCGTGGGTTTGGTGAATCCCCCCTCCGTGAAGAAGCTATTGACGCTCATCTGAAGCGTTATGGTGCCAATGACCCAGATGTGTATGAATCTCTATTTCACATAGAGATGACTCTATTCTCACATCGACAAGAAGAAGAAAAGAAAAAGCAAGAGCGAGAAAAGAAGAAGAATGAGGCCAAGAGTAAAGGCGGCCCTCAAAAGAATTATAGTGCTCCAGTAGCAAGAAGATCTGCAAGTATGGGAAGAAGGAGATAATGGATGTCTACATATAATGCCATAATGCAAATTCAGGTTGATGCCAGTGATGCTAATAAAAAGCTTACTGAAGTTGACAGGAATTTAACATCAATTCGATCCACTTCTTCAGAAACTTCTTCATCCTTAAAAAGGATGGAGGGTACATTTGCAAGAATAGAAAAAACCATGAGATCAGTTGAGCGCACAATGAAAGGCGTTCATCGGATTATGAAATATATGGCAAAAGCCAATGTAGCTATGGGTAATAGCTTTAAGGGTCTTGGTAAGGACATTTCCGACATTAACTCAAAGTTCAATAAATTTTCATCTAATATCTCAAATATAAGCAGTAAATATGCAACTCTTCAAAAACAGAACAGAAAACTTGCAGGAGATGTAGCTGCATTAAAACAACAGTTAAAGGATTTAAAAGGAGCTTCTGGTGGTGCCGCAGATGCAGCAAAGAAAACAGGAGGGGCTTTTGAGAGGCTTACAAAAGTATTAAAGGAAAATTCGTATTGGGTAGGTTCATTAGTTGGAGGATTTCTCTCTTTAATATCTATAGATTTGGTTAGTCACTTTGTGAGAATCACAGATCAGCTAACTTTGATGAAAAATAGACTGGGCACAGTAAATCCAGAAGTTGTTAAACTTAGAGAGAATTTTGATACTGTTGTGCAAATTGCAATGGAGACAAGATCGAATCTTGCTGCTGTTGCAAATCTTTATTCAAGGATTGGAAGAAATTCACAAAGACTTCAAAAGGATCAAGAGGCCCTTGCAAGAGTAGTTCGGACGATTAACCAAGGATTTCAGTTATCTGGAGCAACAGCAGAAGAGGCCAGAAATGCGATTGTTCAGTTATCACAGGCCTTTGCATCTGGCAGGTTACAGGGTGATGAACTTCGTTCTGTTTTGGAATTGGCTCCAGAGGCAGCAAAAGGATTAGCAAAGGCCATTGGGATCACAACTGGAACAATGCGTAGGTTTGCTGCAGAGGGAATGATTACAACTGAAGTGATGGTTGCAGCATTTGAAAAGGCATCAGCAGAGACTCAGGCCAAGTTTGATAATATTAAGGCCACCATTTCCCAAGCAATGGAGAATGTAAGAACAGCAATTTATGCAGGGATTGAAGGAGCCGAAGAGTTTGGAAATGCCAATCAATTGATTGCAAACAAGATCATGTCCTTGGCAAATATGATTAAGAATGCAAAGGATCAGTTTAGTTTTATTGGTAAAATTGTAGAAAATGTTGCATTGAACTTTGAGAAGTTCGCAGTAGGTATTGTAGCAGTAGTGGGCGTTCTTGGCGGGATGATTATTGTTTCATCTCTTACAGCATTATTTAGTTCTTTTGGAGCAGTAATTGGATTAAGCGCTGGGGCGGTTGCAGGATTAGTTACAATTTTAGGGTTATTAGCATATAGACTTATTGATTTAAATCTTGAAATAAAAACAACTGCAGAGCAATTGCGGCCTCTTGATGAGGTGATTAAAGAGTTGAGTGATTCTACAAAGACAGGGATGGATCGCTTAAATGGGTATAGAGAAGAGCTAGCAAACACAAAACTTGCATCAAATGAGTTGGAAGTTCAGTTAAGTGTTATCAATAGAAAAATAAACGAACTTTCTCAAAGTGTGATGAATGCAAGAGGTACATGGCGTGAATATGCAGATGACCTTCTTGGTTTTATCCAAGAATATAAAATTTTTGGTCTTGATTTAGTATTGCCTGGAAGTGACAAGCAAGAGTTGGCTGCTTTAACGGAGAGAGCGGCAAAGCTGGAAAAGCTTCAGATGGATATGACAGAAAGAACTGCTAAGTTGAGAGAGCAGGAAAAGAAGGCAATGGAGGAAGTCAAAAAAGATGCAAAAGAAGTTGACCCACAGGCCTTGTTGTTGAAAGAAGTTTATGCAAAACAGGCTGCATTTGCGAGACAAATGGAGTTGGTGGGTGAAGCGTTATCAAATGAGTTTATTCAAGGATTTACTAATCCTTTTGATTCTGGACTTGGAGGTATTCAGTCTGCACTAACTAGATTTACAGAAAATGTAGCATCAAAAACCGCTTCTCTTTTCAAGAGCAAATTACCAGAAGGGATTCCTTTATTTGATCCAAAGGTTCTTGTAAAACAAGCATCAAGTTTTAACCAGGCCATAGAAGAAGGTCTGCGTTCTGGTAAACGAGTTTCCTTATTTGGAATGCCAGACGAAAATGGAATTAGACAATTAACTCAAGAATACAAGGATGTAATTACTTCAATATTGGGTGATCCTTCAACACAGGCAGCCTTTAAGGAGCAGGATACTCTTGGCAAGATTATGCAAGCTGAGATGGATTCTATTCTTAGAGAGCAATTGATTGATTTAGAGAAGGCAATTAACCAATACATCATTCAACAAAATCAAAAAATCAAAACGGAAGAAAGATCACTAAAGGCTCAAAGAGAACAACTTGAATTAACAGAATTTTCTGCAAAAGCAGAAATGGATGGGTTAAAGAAGAATACTCCATTATTGAAAGTTCAAGAGTCTATTATTGAAGAAGAGTATAGAATCCGTCTTTTGAATTATGAGCAAAAACTGAAGGATCTAAATATTACTGGTCAGGCTAAAAATGCTTTGATGGAAGAACTTGCTCTTCAAAAGGATTTGGCAATCTCATTGGAGAAAGTAAATCAAGAAAAGAAACTGTATCTTGAACTTCAAGGGAAGCAAAGAGATTTAGTGTCTGCTACAGAACGAGTTGCTGATTTGCAATTAGAACTTGACCACTTAATTAAAGGAACAAGCGAATTAGAAAAACAGAAGTCCTTAAATGAAACAATTATTGCAAGAGAGAAGGTAATTCTTGACCAAAGAAGAGAAAGAGAAGGCCTTACAGATGAACAATACCGTCAAGAACTTGCAATTCTAGAAACTAAGAAATCACTTCTTGATCTGGAAACAGACATTACTGAAGAAATTAGAAAGCAGAATGAATTAAGAAAGACAGAAGATGAATTAGCAAGAGCAAGGCTATTGGATCAAGCCAAAACACAGGCCCAACAAATGAAAGGTGGATTGTCTCTCTTTCAGCAATTGGGTATTGGGCTTGGTTTGGTAAAAGATCCAACAAAAGATTTTGTAGACAGGCAAGAGGCCTTTATTGATGCGACCATTGCTTCTGGTAAGAAGGTCTCAGATTTATATATGGGCCGTGGTGGTACAGGGTTGCAGATCAATCCAGCAGTTCAGCGAGACATGGATGAAACTGCGATGAATATTATTAAGAATAGAATGGAGTTATTTGAAGAGAAGTCCAAGACAACACCACTGAATAATAACCTTGCAACAAGATTGTTAGGACAGAGTAAATTTGCTCCACAGGAGATGGAGTATGCGTTGCAAAGAAAAAAAGGTGGGATGCTTACTGGCCCTTCTCATGCAAGTGGCGGAATCAAGGGAATGCTTTATGGACAGGCCATAGAATTAGAAGGTGGAGAATATGTAATCAATAAGGATGCTGTAGCAAAGTATGGTATTCCAATGTTTAATGCATTGAATACAATGCGATTTGCTCCTGGTGGTGTTCTTCCTGGAACAGAGCTTACTCCTCAAGAAGCAATGAGAATTGCTAACAATCTGAGAACAGCAGGGAAGTTAAAAGAAGCAAAAAAGTTTTCAGATGCAGTTGCAGAAGATTATGCAAGAAGAGGAGTTCCTACCTTTAGGGCTGATGGAACAGTTATCGGTGACCCAAAAAAGATGTTGCAAAAAGGGGATACTACCAAGGCAGTAGAAGAGGTCACAGAAGGCTTTGTTAAAATGGCCCCTGCAATAGAAGAGGTTACAAAGGAATCAAAGAAAGTAGAAAAAGAGTTTACAAAAACAAATGAAGCCATTGGGTATGCTGGAAGTTCATGGAAAGAAATTGAAACACTAAGTCAAAAAGAAATTGATGCAATTGAGTCTGTAACTTCCAGAAGAATGACTGCTGAAGAAGAAGCGGCCTATGCAATTAAAAAAGTAACGGAAACTTATAGAGATAGTGCTAGGGATTGGAAAGAGGCCTACGCAGAAGCAGAAATGCGAATGGGGCCTCAAACCGGACTTTTGGGTGATGGAATGATGGGCCAGACGGCTGCAGGAATTGGTGCAGTTTTTTCGGATGCTCTTGGGAAAAGTGGAGCCTTTAAAGGATTCCTTGAAGATATTGTAATGCTTACAACAAACCCTGTTGCAGGTGTTACTCAGATCCTTTCAAAAAGCCTTCTTCAGAACGAAAGATTTCAGCAGGCCTTGCAAAGATTTTTGGACATATTCTATGTCTTATTTGATGAGGTTGCAGAAGGATTGGCTATTTTCTTTGAGGCCATTGTAGATATGTTGGCCCCATTGAAGCCATTGATGGAAATGATTGGTGGGTCATTGCGTGAAATCATGAGGGCCTTCACTAAAATTATTCAGCCTTTTGCAAGACTGATTGAGGGGATGCAACCGATTTTGATTTACTTATCTGCATTTCTTCAAATTGTTGTTGGATTGTTTAGCTCAATTTTGGGAGCAATCGGTGATGTTTTTGATAATTTTTTTAAAGAGTTTTTAAATTTTTTCGGGGTAACTACTACTGATAAATACAAATCATTAAATTTATTAAGACAAGAAAGAGATATTATCAGTGATATAAATACATCAATTGGCGGACTTGCAGATACTTTAGAAGATATCAATGATGTCATTTTTGACATTATGAATTCTGCATTAAATATTTCTGCTCCAGGAACAAAGCTTGAATTGGCAGCGGATAAATATAATGAATTATATCTAGCAGCAACCTCTTTTGGTGCAGATGATGAAGCTGTTACAGAATTTCAGAATTTTGCAAAAACTTATTTACAGCAAGCCCAAGATGTTTTGAAAACATCAAATGCATATCAACAGATATATCTACAAGTAATTGAAGATCTAGAATCGCTGCAAAGCACAATGGCAGATAAGCTTGGTGCAGAGATTACAGAGTCCTTGAAAAAGGGTATATTTGAGCTTGAGGTTGCAGGTTCAGATCTTGGTGGAAACATTGCTGATGTTGTTCAAAAGTTCCGTGATGGGATTCTTTCTTATAATGATTTACTTACTTATATTGGGTATAAACTAGCTCAGACAGAAGAAGATATATCTTTTAAGGAATTCTCAGAATTTGGTTCTATTGGAAGCCTAGATAAGGTGGAACAGGCCTACACGGAATTCAGAGGAATGGAATTTGATCGGTTTAATCAGGCAATGGGTGATGCTATTAATTCATCCAGTGTTACAGAAGATTTAAAAAATCTATTTGGGATAGGAGCAACAGGAGAAAGAATAGAGGGAGTTACGGCACTTGCAGAGTCAGAAATGGTTGTTGCAAAAGAAGAGGGTAGATTAAATGCCCTTTTAAGAACTCAGCCCACGATTGGAGATGTCTCAGGAGCAGAGGTTCCAGAAGAAGCAAGAGGTGGGGATGATGCTTCAATGCCTTCCTTTGGTGCAAATTTAGATTTTATTAAACTAATAGAAGGTCTTGCCCAGGCAATATTTGATGCTCTTCTTGGGGCACTTGAAACTGTTTTCATGCAAGTTGAAAAATTTCTTAAAGCCTTGTTTTCCTTTATTGAAAAACTAGGGATAACTATTGTTAAATTCTTAGAATCTCTTTGGGATGCAATTTTTGGTGATGATACAATCAAGGCGTTGGAGGGATTAGCAGAATTTTTTACAAACATATTTGATGGTACTGGATTAGTAGATGCAATAGGAGGACTAGGAGAATTTTTTACAAACATATTTGATGGCAGTGATTTACTGGACTCTGTTAGTGGTCTAGGTGAATTTTTCATGAATATATTAAAAGGTGGCGATTTATTGGATGCTTTTGGAGGATTAACAGAATTCTTTAAAAATATATTTGAAGGTGGAGGCCTTTTATCATCAGTGCAAGGGTTGACTGATTTTTTCAAAAATATATTTAAGGGTGGAGACTTATTAAGTTCGTTCCAAGGACTTGCCGACTTTTTTACTAATATTTTTAAAGGTGGGGATCTTCTTGACGCAGTGCAGGGCCTTGTTAAGTTTTTTGAAAATATAATTTCAGAAATTAACTTATTGAAACCGCTAGAAGCACTTAGTGAATTCTTTCTAAACATATTTAAAGGCGGGGGCCTTCTTGATGCAGGTCAAGTCCTTTCTAGATTGTTTAATCAGATTTTTGGGACATCAACAACAGATGCATTAGGAGCAATTGGTAAATTTATTGAAGAAACAATTGGTGGCGGTACGGTAGAGCCTATAAATGCAATAGGAAAGTTTTTTGAAGAGGTTGTTAACGGCACTATGGATGCTGTTAATGTTTTTGTTAAAATGTTTGAAGAGATAATAAGTGGAGTTGCTTCTGGTGGAGAAGTTATCTTAAAGTTTTTTGAAAACGCATTAAGAAATGTTGGCGATATTCTAATGTTCAAAAATCCATTTGAGCAATTTGGAATAGGCCCAGAGTATCTTTTGAGATTTAGTGCAGGTGGCTCAGTTGAAAAATATGCAGATGGAGGAATGTTAAGAGGGCCTTCTCATGATAAAGGTGGCATACCTGCAATTGTAGGTGGCAAAAAATCTGTAGAGCTAGAAGGTGGTGAGTTCATAATTAAAAAGGATACAGTTGATTTTATAGGCGCAGGATTTTTAAGTGAATTAAATTCTTATCCAGAATCCTTAGATCCGAATAGATACAATTCAGTTATTAAATTTGCAAGTGGAGGAGAAGTTGACACTGCTGAAGCAGCAGCAGGTATTGGAAAAATGATGTCTCCTGCAAAAAAAGTATCTGGTGATTTAGGAGAGTATCTTGGTGGGTTGGCTGGATCTGCGAAAAAGTCAGTTGGTCAAATGTTTAGCCAAACAGGGCCTTCTGTAAAAAATAATAATGGAAAAGGTAAATTTCTTCCAGAAGATGATCCTCAAAGACTATTAGATCCATCACAAGGACTTCCAGGAGTAGATTTATTTTCAGTTGATTGGCAGACTTCTGATTGGATAGAAAACTTTATTGGTGAGCATAAATTTAAAATAGATTTAAATTTTCCTAAAAACAATGTATTTGAAGTATATGAAGAAGGTGGAAAAATAGACAATAAATATAATGATACTAATTTTAATAATACACCATCTACACTTATTGATACAGGAATTTACAAGGACAACTTAACAAAAACATTTGATGTAAAAATGGAGGATAAAAATGAGGATTTTGTAAAAAACAATCTTGGAATTGGAGGCGATTTTGGTGGATTTATGCAATCAATATTAGATACTGGATATGATTTAATTAAAGGAACATTGGATATATTTGGATCATTTGGCGGATCAATAACAAACAATTTAACAAGTTTTGTGCCGAAGGGTCTTTTAGAAATAGAAGCAGATCAGGCAAAGTTTAGCGCCAGTAATCTTGAATTCATTGTTGCTTTTTTATCTTTTTACTCACTAATGAGTTATGCAATTGAACAATTTACTGGCAAATCTATTTTTGGAGAGGCAACAACTCTTGGTGGATTAGGTTATAAGGGATTTGGAGAATCTGTACCAATTGGAATTTTAGGTGCATTGCTTGCAGCAAATATTTTTGATCCTGGAAAAGACGGAGATAAGGGAGGCCTAGGCAATACGGGTTTCTTGTCAATGAGTGGAGTCAAAGAGAGATATAGCTTATTAGATATGATTGAATATTTTGGATTTG